GCTGGTGGTACTGGTTTAGCTGGCAATTACTTAACATTAGTTAATACTTATGTACAACCTACTTTGATATGGTTCGCACAAATGAACTACATACCCTTTGCAGCTTATCAAATAAAAAATGGTGGTGTGTTTAAGCACTCAAGCGAAACCGCACAGAACGTAGATAAAAACGAAGTAGATTATTTAGTATCTAAGGCGAGAGAATACGCTAACTACTATTCTACAAGATTGGTAGATTACCTAAGTTTTAACGATAACTTGTTTCCAGAGTACAACACAAATAGTAACGACCAAATTGACCCAGATACTGACACCACGTTCAAAGGCTGGGTGTTATGAAATATAAGATAAAAGAAACAAACCTTATTAAACTAAAAAGGTACATAGACGAGGCATTAAAGAAAATGAATAAAAACAATAAAAAAGAAAAAGTATGAGTTGGGGCAAAATATATGACACTACTTACTGGGGATTACCAGAAGAAAATGGATGGGGTGGTATTTATTATAATGATGCTTACCCAAGTCCTACACCTTTCTTTGAGGTTTTAGCGGAGAATGGCGATTACTTACTAACAGAACAAGATATTAATATAACTTTAGAATAAAATAAAATAAAATGGCAAATAAAAAATTTAGTGAATTTACAGTAAAAACCTCGACTTCTGATGTAGATTTCGTTGTAGGTTATGACGGAACTGACAATGTCAGAATTACACCAGCTAACTTAACTGGTGGTGGTGGTGCTTCAAGTTTAAATGGTCTTACTGATTGTTTAGTAGATACTGGCTCTTTATACGTTGGCGAAGTACCAGCTGGGTTGAGTGGTAATCCTCAAGGGAATACAGTTTTAGGTATTGATGCTGGAAATTCTTTAACTACTGGGACGAATAATGTTGCAATAGGTTTTGAAGCGTTATCGACTGCAACTGCAACAAATAATAAAGATTGTGTTGCAATAGGATATAGAGCATTAAAAAATCAAGATGCTGGGGTTTCAGCGAGAAATATTGCAATAGGTTTTGAGGCTGGTCGCGACCTTACTTCTGTAAATGCTAATGTTTTGATTGGTTCAATGGTTAGTCGAGTTGCTACAACTGGAACGACCGAAAGTGTAGTTGTTGGAAACTTTGCAATGAACTCAAATACTGGTGCGGCAAAATCTGTTGTTATTGGGAATTTTGCTGGAAGCAGCGGCTCTGGTGGGGATGGTGTTTCAATAGGTTATCAAGCTGGACAAAATAATACAAACGTAGGACACCATAGTATTGGCTACCAAGCTGGTTTCTCACAAACTTCTGGAGCAAGTAACACAAATATAGGTTATCAAGCTGGATATTCAAACACTACAAGTGGCTACAATACAAATATGGGTTACGAAGCTGGTAAAAACAACACTGGTCAAAAAAACACTTTTATAGGCTCAAATGTTGCTGGTACTGGTTCTGGCTCTTTTAATGTTTCAGTAGGTGTCGGCAGTTCGTTAAGTTTATCAAGTGGAACTAAAAATACATCTTTAGGTAGGTCTGCTGGTGATTTAATTACAACTGGTCAAAACAATAGTTGTTTAGGCTACCAAGCTAACCCAGCAGCTGCAGATTCAGCAAATTCAGTTACTTTAGGTAATTCGAGTGTTGCAACTTTACGTTGTGCGGTTACTTCTATAACATCACTATCAGATGAAAGAGATAAATCAGAAATAAAAGATTTAGAATACGGATTGGCTTTTATTGATGCTTTGCAACCAAGAGAGTTTGTTTGGGATAACAGACCAGAAACAGACAAAGATGGCGAAGAATTTTATTCAGCTAACAAAGGAAAAAAGGACTTTGGGTTTATAGCACAAGAAGTAAGAGAATTAGACAACGATACTTTAAGATTGGTTTATACTGAAAACGAGGATAAATTAGAGTTGAGTTACGGAAAACTTGTACCGATATTAGTAAAAGCAATACAAGAATTAAAAGAAGAAGTTGAATTATTAAAATCATAAATAATGTATAGAAACGTAGTAACATCTGAAAACACACCAGACAGCCATAAAGAGGTAATTACTTTACAGATACCAGACCAATTAGCACAAATATCTGATGATGATAACACAGAAGCAATTAAAGACCATTTTAAGTGGGTTTTAGCAAATGACTTTTATAAAGATGAGTTAAGCGCAGAGCAGATTACAGAAATGGAATCATACTTAGATACCGACTATCAAGACGAGTTCGAAGATTTGCCAGAATAATTTGTATATTTACATAAAAAATAATTATGGAAATTACAAAAGAACAAATTGCAAGAGTAAATCAAGTCATTAACACATTGCCTATCGCAGTATTAGCACAAGCACAAGAGATTGTAAAAATACTAAACGAATCGATGCCTAAAGAAGAAGATGAGTAAACCCATTTTAGCACTTATACCAAGCGGATATAAAGCCACAAAAGTTTATTCTGTATTGCCTAATGATGGCGATGGAGATTTTACTTTTGCAAGAACTGGCGAAGCTACAAGGGTGCGTAAAGACGGACTTATTGAGGCTGTGGCTACAACTGTACCAAGACTTGATTGGCTAAACAGCAACTGTCCAAGTTTACTATTAGAGCCAACCAGAACAAACATACAAGCCTTTAGCGAAAACTTTGGAGGTGCTGCTTGGTCTGCTGCTTTTTCTACTGTAACTGCAAATAGCAGTATATCTCCAAACGGAGAGCTGACTGCTTATAATTTTAAAACCACAACCTCTGCTGGTCTATTGACTGGGTCTGCTACCATAGTTGCAAATACAATTTATTCTTATTCGCTTTATGTAAAAGCCAACACAACAAATATTTGTAAGGTATTAATTTTTGATGCTGATAGTGGTGGAAGTGCAACTCCTTATGGTACGATTCAATTTGATATGTCAAATGAAACAATCACAAGTAGCTTAGGAACTGCAAGTTTTGACAAATTAGATGATGGTTGGTATAGGTTACAAGTTACTGGTACATCTCCTAACCCTTTAGGTGGCGGTGCAACTGGTGTGCAAATATCTTTGACAGAAATAGGAAGCGTGTTTATATGGGGTGCGCAGATGGAAGCTGCACCGTACGCATCAAGCTATATTAAAAACGATAGTAGTGTAAGTGGGGTTACAAGATTAAAAGACGAATGTTCTGGGGGTGGAGATAGTGCTTTATTTAGCATTACACAAGGTACGTTTTATGCAGATGTAACACCCTTTAATAGTGATTTAAGCATTTTAGGTATTTCAGATGGTACTGATACAAACAGATTACAACTTATGTTTTATGGGTCTGGTGGCACATTCACAAACAAATTAAGGGTTTTAGGTCAAGGCGATTCATCTGCAAGTTTAGATAGACAGTTTACAATGACAATGGGTGCAAGAAAAAAGATTTTAGTAACCTTTAAAGAAAATGAAGCTAAAGTTTACATAAATGGTTCTTTAGAATTTACTGATACAGCTTATGATATGCCAACTGGTTTAAACGAGTTAGAATTTAGACAGTATAACTCAAGTAATACATTTGAAGGTAAAGTACACGATGTAAGAGTTTACGACAGAGTATTAACACAATCAGAGGCAATAGAATTAACAACGTAATGATAAAGATAGGCAAATACGAATTTTCAGAAGAAAGTCAAGCTGATGGTAAAATTGATGCTTTACCAGAGAATCACGCACACGCTATCATAAAACTTGGGAATGTTATAAAACAATACGCTGAATTTGATGAGCAAGGAAATCAAATAACACCAAGTGTATTAAGTGAAAAATACCACGTTGATGTAATGTGGAACGGAATAGAAGACCACCCCTACGGATGGAAGTCCTTTGCAGTTGCAGTAGCAGATGGAAATGGAGTACACAGTTTTTATGGTGTGGACTATCAATTAAATAAGATGTAATGGTTAGAGGATTAAGATACTTAGCAGACAAAATAGAATTATTGCAATTTTATCTTATTGCTAAATGGAACGCTTTTTTAAAAGGTTTAATGCTATGAGTTTAGATGATTTGAGATTATACACATTTAACATAATTACTTTAGGGGTTAGCTTTACTGCTGTTGAGGATGGTTTAAAAATCATACTTCTTTTAGCTTCTATTGTTTATACGTTCCAAAAGATATACGATACTTACAAAAAAAAGAATGAAGCTGACAAAGAACTTTA